GGAGTTATACAATGAACTTACAAAGTATCTACGGAAGTTCCGGGACTGCTGCGAAGAGGTGGGAGGACGCCTTCAAGCTCAGTTTAACCAGACCAATACTAGAACGCATAGACTATCTAGCTCAGGTCTGGACTACTCGACCCAATTCCAGAACTTTCCCCGTGCGTACAAGCCTTTGTTTCGCGCCGAACGACAAGGATGGTTGGTTGGAGAAGCCGACGGAGCGCAGTTGGAGTTTCGTGTCGCGGCCCATCTGGGGCGTGATAAGGTTGCGTTGGGAGATATCATTGGAGGAACCGATATCCACTCTGTTACTGCGGACATCATTGGATGTTCCAGGCAAGATGCCAAGCCGCACACTTTCAAGCCGTTATACGGCGGACGAAGTGGAACGCCTGACGAAGTTAGATATTACGAGTTCTTTCGAGAGAAGTACGTCGGCGTTACTAACACTCAGCGATCCTGGATCAATTCAGTACTATCTGACAAAGAGCTTAGAACAGAATGGGGGATGAAGTATTACTGGCCCGACACGCGGCAAGACCGCAGCGGGTACGTAACGAACAGTACTTCTATCTGTAACTATCCGGTGCAAGCGTTCGCAACGGCAGAGATCATTCCAGTTGGGTTGGTGTATTTCTGGCATTACGCACGAGCAGCGGAGTTGCAGATGAAGATTGTAAACACGGTGCATGATAGCATCATAACAGAACTGCCGCCGGAGGAACTTGAGGAGTTCCACGAACTGGCACAGATATCACTCATTGACGAGGTGTACTTGTACCTTCGATCGGTGTACGATATCGAACTTGTAGTCCCGCTAGGTGCGGGTGTAATGACTGGCTCCCATTGGAGCAACTCGGAAGCGAAAGACTCCGAGGTAACTTATACGGCAAAGGAGACTCAATATGAGCGAATTTAGTAATCAAGGTCAAGTAAGCGAAACGTCAACCAAAGAATGGTATGACAACAAGAAGGGTCGGAACATCAACCTGTATAGCTTTCGTATCGAAGGCAACAACCGTTGGTTCCGTACTGGTACGAACGAGCCGAACTTCCGGCAGGGCGACTTCATCACGTTCACGAACGATGATAAGAACAACGTCCGGCTAGAGAACGTGCAAGTGGGAAACGCCCCCACGGGTGGTGGTGCTGCGACTGCCCAACCTGCACAGCAGTCGTCGACTCCATCATCGAACAATACCGGACAGAATCGAGACGGATATTGGGCGGCGAAGGAAGCGAAGGACATTGAGAAAGATGCTCGCTACCAGACGCAGGACGTGCCACGTATGTCCTTCAGTGCTGCACAAGATCGTGCGGTTAACCTCGTAGCGGCTGCGCTGGCGCATGACTGCCTCAGCTTCGGTACGATGAAGAAGGGCGACAAGCTGGACTACGTACTACAGTGTGTGGATCAGGTGTCGAATCGGTTCTTCTTGAACGCGATGTATGCTCCGGAACGACTGGTTGATCTTGAGGACGACTCACAGATCGACGCCGTTATGTCCGGCGAGAGCGAAGTAGAAGGAGAAGCGTCGTATGAATGATATCCTTATCTTCAGTAACGAGCGGTACGCGGTGTACCTCGGTGAGTTCGAATCGCCCGTAAGGTCGAACGGCTCAGAGTTTACTCGCGGCTATAAGGTTGTCAACAAGGAGTACGAAGTAGTGGAGTTCCAGATACCTCAGATGCCGGAGGCGCTTGCCGCCGCCGAGCAACTGGATATGGCTATGGAGCAAAAGCCCTGGGAATGGGCGCGTAAGAAAGAGGAGAAGGTTGCTGTCAATCCAGACGGTAGCTCTCCAAGCGAGGTGCACTAATGAGTAAGCAAAGCACAGCAGGAGTAGTCGGGGTGTTCGCAACAGTGATAGCTCTAGACTTTGGACTGACCTGGGGCGTTGTTCACATGGCGGCGGAACTCTTACAAGAGATCGGCCTGTATGCATGGGAGCCTACGTACTTAGCGACCGCCGGTATTGCGGTAGTCATTAAGCTGGTCAAAACAGTACTGTGATCGTTCTCATAGACGGCGACTTACTTGTGTACCGATGTGGCTTTGCCGCTGAACGTACGGAGTATGCAGTTGACTATGTTGACCCCGTGTATGATGAAGCTGGTAGAATCTGGGCTGAGAACAAGAAGGGGGCGGTCAAGGTGGCCGCATCCCTGGAGGAGAAAGGGATCACTTCGGAGATCACTCCTCACGTTAACTTGGAACCAGTAGGTAATGCGCTGTACAACGTCAAGAGTATGATAACTACGATGTTGGATAGCCTACAGGCCACGGCAGAGGATGTGATAATCTGTCTGTCTGGCCCTACCAACTACAGGACAGAGGTGGCTACGTATAAGGTGTACAAGGGGAACCGAGACCCTGACCACAAGCCAACTCACGCCCAGGCAATTAAGGACTACATGCGGAAGAACTGGAATACCATCTACTCCGAGAATGAGGAGGCGGATGATATGCTAGGGTATATGCAGTACCATGCGTGGCGGGAAGATCCGTACGCGACAGTGATTGTATCCATAGATAAAGACTTGGATATGATACCTGGGTTGCATTACAACTTCGTCAAGGACGAGTCTTATCACGTAGACGAGGAGCAGGCCATGCGATACTTCTGGTATCAGATGGTCACTGGTGACTCTACCGATAACATACCAGGGATACCTGGGATGGGACCGGCCAAGGCTAAGGCAGCTTTGGACGATGTTGCGACTAACGACTTGTACGGTGTAGTCCGTGCCTTGTATGTACAAGGTTACGGGGACGACGCAGACAGAGCGCTCCTGGAAATGGGGCGATTACTTTGGATACGACGAGAACAGGAGGAGTTATGGAACCCACCAGTAAGAACGACCGAGGCCTAACCGCCAATTTGTACGAGGGCGTTGGGTGGATACGGACGCAGAACGGAGTGTTCAATCTTGATGAACCAGAGTTCTTGTTCGATGATATAGCGCATGCGCTGTCACAGATACCACGGTACAACGGTCACACGTTGTTCCCCATCTCTGTAGCAGAGCACAGCGTTAACGTGGCACGGATATGCAGGATGTTGTACAGTGACAATGCCCTGTGTCGGGAAGGATTGATGCATGATGCGACCGAGGCATACTTGAGTGATGTGCCGGCTCCGTTCAAGCAGTTCCTACCTGACTGGTCGGCCATTGATAACAAGCTGGAGTATCAGTTGAGACAGCACTTTGACCTGGGAACAAAGACGAAGGAATGCAAGAAGGCGGACTGGATCGCACTCTTCATCGAAGCGTACTTCCTAGTACCAGGGGCGGGTGAGGACTTCTCTGATCCACTGAACTTGAGGCCGCAGGCTCTTGAGATGATGTGGGAGGAAGGAGGCATACTACAGCCACAGAACGCAGGATGGGAGTCGGACAAGAGATTGTTCTACACCGTCGGCAAACTTTACGGATTAGCATAAGGAGAAGCGAATGAAAACAGTAGATAAGATCATAGGTCAGTTCACCAAGACGGTGGCTCAGTTGAACCAAGCGGCAGACCAGAACGGTGCTGCAATGGTTAGCGCACTTGATCGTGTAGCTAAGGCGCGAGAGGCGGCTGACGCCTATGGCAGAGAGGAAGCGCGAGCACGTAAGCTTGCGGAGAACATCAACAAACTCCTGGAGGTCTAATGCTATACTTAGATAGGATGAACAATCAGACATACTTTGATGTGTTCGAGGAAGTCAAGTGGCATGCGGTGGAGATTCCATCCGAGTACGAGGCAGACATGCTCGCATTCAGAGCGAAGGCAGAAGTGTACAAGTCGTGGTGTCAAGAGGCTTACTTGGCGATCAACGGCGGTGCTACTCCACCGGAGTTCCCCGAAGAACTGAGGATTGACTATGGCTCGAAACAGCCGAAGTCCCGCACGAAGGAAAGCTAAGGCGGCAGGGTTCCGCTCCGGTCTTGAGCAGTTGGTCGCAGGTTGGCTGACTGAGCAGGGCACGGAGTGGGAGTACGAGACGCTGAGACTACCGTGGGTCGAGAACCATTACTATAAGCCTGACTTCATACTACCCAACGGGGTAATCATTGAGGTCAAAGGAAGGTTCACAGGTAAGGATCGTAGCAAGCACTTGGCGGTGCGTAAGCAACATCCAGAACTGGACATACGGTTTCTGTTTCAGACAGACAATACGCTATCGCCAGCGTCAACAACACGGTACAGTGACTGGTGTGAGAAGAACAACTTCTTGTACGCATTCATGGAAGTACCGAAGGAGTGGTGTGATGATACCTGAACGATTCATTGAAGCACTCGAGCGCATTGCGGATGCACTTGAGAGAATACTAGAACTTGCAGAAAAGGAGATGGAGGATGGACAATGATTTCTACCAAGACGACGACGGTAAGCTGTGGGCGCGTTACGGCGAAGGGAGTATCGGCGGGGCAGATGTGGACAAGGCGGAAGAAGCTGCCCGTAGGGCGAGAGTTGATGCCGCTACACGTGCGGCCTTCCCCCCTGTCTGGGTCTCCGGAAGCGAAGCCGAACCCACACAAGCGGAGCAACAGTTCGGAGGGGTAGCTGATAACAACCCCAAGCGAGCTAGAGCTTTGCTGGATAACAAGGTGCCGATGGAGTACCTGCCTATACACGTACTAGAGGGAGTTGCCCGAGTACTACGGCACGGCGCAGAGAAATACGGTCGCAATAACTGGACATTAGAGCCTATCGCAGCAACCACCTACGTCGGTGCGTTTCGTAGGCACATTGATCTAGAGTGGGCAGTAGGGATTGACGAAGATCACGATAGTGGTGAGCATCCGCTCTGCCACGTAATCGCTAACGCGATGATCGTATTGGACTCTATAGAGAAAGGCAAATTCATTGATGATAGACTGACTGCTGAAGTAGTCGGACGTGAGGAGAAGTAATTATGGAAGAACAACCAACAGTATCACAACAGGTAACGCAGACCCTAGCGGAAGCGTACAACCTCTTGAACAGTGCATCACTTGATGGTATCAAGGGCGGTGACTTAGTGAAGGCGGGTAGCCTTATGGTATCATTCCAGTCTGTGATCCAGGCTATGGCCGAAGGCAAGCTGGAGATAACGGAGGTTGAGGAGGACATTGAGATTCCCCCAATGCCGCCGGCGCTGAAGGATATCATTGAAGGAGAAGATGCATGAGGCTTACTAAAGGAAAGAGTCGCATACTCGTAATCCCAGATATGCAGATTCCATTCGAGCATAAGGATAGCCTAGCGTTTATCCAGGCCGTCGACGAGCACTACGAGTGCGACGTCGTTGTGAACGTGGGAGACGAGGTAGACCAGATGGGTCTGTCTCGCTTCGACCCTGATCCGGATGCTCCAGGCGCAGGCCCAGAGCTACGGCTGGCACGTAAGCACCTAGCTAAGTGGTACGAAGCATACCCAGAGATGGTAGTATGTGAGAGTAACCACACGGCTCGAGTCTACAAGCAGGCGTACCTTGCTGGTATCCCAGAGGAGTATCTGCGGACTGTACCAGAGTGGTTGGGCGCACCTGAAGGGTGGACGTGGGCTAACAGTTGGGAGATCGACGGCATCAAGTTTGAGCATGGAGATGCACAAGGCGGGATGCATGCAGCGATGAACTTGGCTATGCGTAACCGTAAGAGTACGGTCATTGGTCACCACCACAGTGCTGGCGGTATCCGATACATGGCTAACGACGACGAGATGATCTTCGGTATGAATGTGGGTTGCTTGATTGACTTCCAAAGCATCGCATTCAGATACGCAAAGATGTCAGCATACAAACCAACGTTGGGTTGTGGTGTTATCATCCATGGTGTACCGCACTTCATCCCAATGTTCACTACCAAGAAAGGTCGATGGACTAAGGAGTTGAATGTATGACAACAGGCAACATCAACAGCTTCATGGCTGTGATCAATGGTACTCAGCAAGATGGTAAGGACTTGGTTCTTCCGGGGGATTGGTTTCCCTCGGGGCGACCCCTCCGCGGAGAGGGTGCCACACTGCTGGATCTTCAGAAACGAGACAAAGCCGAGCAATGGTTTCAGATTGCTAAGGGGAAATATGAACGGGAAATTGAGGAAAGAGATCACCAGGCAAGCGTTGCAGATGCACCGGAGCTTGTTATTGGAGGGGGAGATACCCCCGCCGAGCAGCCCAGAGCACCTGAAGTGGCAACAGCGCCAGTTAGTAAAACTCTTGAAGAAGAACTACAAGGCCGCTATACGCGCTGGGAAGCGGAATGCGACCAACTAAAGAATCGTCTTGCTTCGATAGAGGACGAGTACAGGGAGGCCAAGAAGCAACTCACTAAGTGTGAGACTGCCTTGGATGCTATTCGTGAGTCGTGAGGATTTCGTAGATGATCGAATGATCGAGAGGTGGGCTAAGCGATATCTAGAGATATGGCGTAGTAAGGGGGAAGTGAATGCTAGGGCATGGTCTAAGAGTTTCTTGAACCCTAGAGACATACCCCGCATTAAGGAGGCATTAGAGAAGTTGAAAGGTACTAAAGCTTAGAGGTTACGCTTGATATGCATACCCAAAGCGGCTAGTACCGTAGCTGTGATAAGAAAGCCCATGTCGACACCCGCTGTTACCAGTGTCGTTATGGCAAGTGCGAGACCTTCCAGTACTTCGGGGTAGCCGAAAGCGGCGGCTACACCACCTACCACAATCATGTTTACGATGCTGACTACTGAGACAGTGACGTACTCATCCTTCCAAGAACCGTTCTGGTTCGTCTGGGCGAGAGCCTCCCAATCCTGATCGTTAAACTCTACACTCTGAGCACCCTGAGTCTTGACTTGCTCAAGCTTGGCCTTGGCCGTGGCTTGTGCCATCTTGCGCTCACCGCGCTGGCGGAACAGGCCGGCTACTGCCGACCCTAGTTGTACTACTGCTGCTATGGGATTCATACTGCACCCCCGCCCTTGGGCGCGTACATGATGTACGTGTTACCGTCTTTGCCTACACACTCAAACCTATACAGGCCTTTGCCGTTCACATACGTGACAGTGCATACCGCACTAACGGATGGGTGTATAGTACACGCCGGTACTTCAGGGGAATCACCTTGTACGTACAAGGCAAACGTCAACAGAAATCCTATTACTATTCCTTTAATCAAGGTGCACTCCTCGGTCCATCATTTCGGCAAGCTCCAATGCTCTGTCGCCCACCTGTCTGGCCCATTTGCTGTCTTTCATTTCAATCGCGGCCTTCTCATAGTCACCTATGCGGAGTGCCGCCATCATCCTTTTGAATCCAAGTAATCGTGGCATACCCAGGTTAAAGGCCATGTTGACCATCACCTGTTTCCGTACACCATTCATCACGCGCCAGTTGGGGATCAGTCTCTGACATTCCTGTAGCGCGTCGTCTATGTCACCTTTGAGTAGGTACATGACTTCATCTTCCGATAAGCCCTTGTCCTCTAGGTTACGACCTACTCCTATCGTCAGTATCCCCTCCGAGTCCAGGTAAGGTTTCGTCCTCACCCCCTCGTGTCTCATCAGTTGTCTCTTCAGTCTCTCTCGGTTTATTGCTGACATTCTCTCCGCTCCTTGTTCTGACTATCTGATGGAGGAATCCCCCCATTCGATCTACGTATGCTTCGTCGTGATCAGACTGACCGTCGGCAAAGAGGATGCAATGCATCAGTTCGTGGAAGAAGGTATGCTCCATCTCTTCCTGGTTTTGATGCATGTCTTTGTTGATGAAGATGCGCGAGGCACCTGGGTCACACAATCCGTAAAGTTGGCCGGCGTTTATAGTATCGTCGTCCTCGTTCCAGTGCGTGTCCAGATGCTTCTGCAATTGCTTAGTCGTTACCACCCTCACTAGCCATGACTTATTGACTAGCTTGAAGCGACGAGGGATCACCTATGTCTACTCGCGTCAGTGCCGCGTCTGTCGTTAATCTCACGTAGACGTTGTACTGATACTGATTTAGGATTCTGGCTGCGTAGTTGCTCCATTCGGTTAGCCCGTTCGCGGTCCTCATCGCTGAGGAATGCTTCGACGCTGCGGCCAAAGATAGCTTCACCCGCTTGGATGAAACCTACCGTGCCAGGAGACATACGCCCCCATTCGACTAGGTTCTCTAGCTTCTCCGGATTGGAGATCAGATCGTATAGCTTCGCGTTACGGCGTCCATTCAGGAACTTGTTACCTGCGGTCAGCTTTCTCTGGATAGGAGACAGTGGACCAAGGAAAGACCGGAATATCTGCAAGGCTGTTGGGTTAAGACTAATCTTAGACCCCTTCGCCAGCTTACCGCGGTCAGAGATAGAGAGTATGTCCCTCATGTTCTCCAGGTTCTTCAAGTACTTAGGCCCATAGATCACGCCAAGGCGCTCTCCATCCTCTGTGATTATCTTATTGATAGCCCCAAAGTTAGCCTCACTGCCACTAGACTTGAGCATCTTCTGCTCCATAGTCTTCATGCCTTCAGCTTTGATCTCGTTCCACAGTGCTGGATTAGCCCTGTTAAGACGGTTACGCACCTGTGTGATCTGCTTGATAGTCAACTCGTCCGATAGCATATCTCGAGCAATGTTCCCACCATAGATATCCTCACTAGACAAGCGGCGACCGTAGGCGTCACTGAGTGCGTCCTTAGTCTGGTCCGCTGTGCGTTTAGCTTCCTTTACTACTCTGTCCATATCCGCAGCAGTACGAATGAAGTCGGTGGTATCACCGTCAGCAATCATATTGATGTGGTCATTGTACT